GCATCCAAATTTACTATTGAAGTTCAAGATATTAATGATAAAACAAGATATCAAGTTGAACTATTTGAAGCATATCCAAAAAATCTAAATGCAGTTGCGCTAGATAATGCTTCTAAAGATGTTATGAAACTAACTGTTAATATGCAATACAAATACTGGAAGGCAACTCCAATATCACAATTGGCAGACGATCAAAAGATTCCTACCAGTTTCATTGATAAAATGACTAAGAATTTTACAGGATTCCAAGAAACATTGAATAGAACATTGGGTAGTACTGCAGGTAACTTTGTTACTGGTTCTGTTCTATCGTATGGAGTAACTAAACTTCCAGGATTATTGAAGTTCTAATAAATACATCATTAAGGATTGCGAATGAAGATTGATGAAACATTATCTGCCGAGTTTGGTATACAACCAATGGGCAATACTGAAGTGATAACAAAGACTGGAGAAGTTATTAACGACTCTACAAATAAAATTCAAGACGACTTCGATGTCACTCGAGGTAATCTTCGCATTTTACTCCAGCAAGGGCAGGAAGCACTACAGAAGTCACTTGATGTGGCTATGCAGTCTGAGCATCCAAGAGCATTTGAAGTTGTTGGAAATTTAATGAAACAGTTGGCTGATATAAACCAACAGTTATTAGATCTACATCAACAGAAGCAAAAACTGGATACACCTAAAGAGGGATCCAGAAAAGAAGTGACGAATAACAATGTTATCTTTACAGGTAGCACTGCTGAGTTGAATAAATTAATTAAGAATATGTCTAAAGGAGAATAATTATGGCTTTACCAATGAATAGTACACCAATTTATAACTTGGTGATTCCGTCAACTAAGAAGTCTATTACATATAGACCATTTTTAGTTAAAGATCAAAAAACTTTGTTGATAGCACAGCAAAGTGATGATCAAAGAATTATGATTGATAGTTTAAAAGAAGTTATTAAATCATGCGTCACAGAACCTATTGAAATTAATAAACTGGCAATCTTTGATATCGAATACATTTTTACTCAGCTAAGATCTAAGTCTGTTGGTGAAACTGTAGATATCGTATTATCCTGTGATGAAGATCACGGAGAAGATAATGCAAAGGCTAAGATTCAACATACGATAGATCTGTCGCAGTTGACTGTACAAGAAAAAGAAGGACATACTAACAAGATTGAGTTGTTCGGCACTGTCGGTGTAGTTATGAAGTATCCTAATATTGATGATGTTAAAAAACTACAAGGTGGTGAAGTAACAGCTGATGATACATTTAAATTAGTGGCTTCATCAATTGACTACATTTATGATGCAGATGCAGTGTATCATGCAAAAGATCAAACTGAACAAGAACTCATGGATTTTATTAACAACTTGACTTCTGAACAGTTTGGTAAAATACAAAGTTTCTTTGATACTATGCCGAAACTAACACACACTGTTAATTATAATTGTCCTGTTTGTAACAAAGCGCATACCATCCTGTTGGAGGGAATGCAAAGTTTTTTTTAATAAACCTTTGTCATGACAGCTTGGTGAATCATTATAAAATGAATTTTGCCTTGATGCAGTACCACAAATATGCTCTATCAGATATTGATAACATGTTGCCGTTCGAGCGAGAGGTCTATGTCTTTATGTTAAAAGAATACTTAGAAGAAGAAAAGAAACGACTAGAGAGCAAATAAATGGAACTCGTACTTCAAAAACAATCTAATCAGCTGGCTGAATCAGGCAGTAGACCAATAGGATCCTCTGGTGGCGGAGGTGGCTCAGGTGCAGCTGGTGGAATGGGTAACTTGGCGCAGGAACTAATTGGTTCTTTACAAGATTTAACATCTGGTATAAGAAAGTTAGTAACTGCTGTTCAATTTAATACTAGAGCGATTAGTAGTATACCATCTGCTGGTGGTGGCGATGGCAAAGGTTTAGAAAACGAAATTGAAGGTAATAGAGCAAGAGATGCTCAGACTGGATTGTTGCTTAAAATTGAAGAAAACACTCGTGGTATGGGTGGTGGCAAAACTGAAAAGAAAGACGATAAGAAAAAAGAAGGTTGGACTTGGTTAGACACTATTAAAACTTTCGGTCTTGCTATTGCAGCTGCACTCGGTACAATAGCTGGTTTATTCTCAGCGCAGATTAAAACTATGAAATTCTTCGGTAGTCTTCTAATGAAAGCTGCTGAAGGTATTGGTGATATATTCAAAAGATTCGCAAAGTTTCTAGGATTAGATGAAATTGGTGCGAACATCCAAGAAAAGTTTAAACGAATCGTAACCTTTGTTGAGGATATTACCAAAGGTTTAAGAGAAAGAATTGGTAATATTGGTAAATCAATATCTACATTCTTTGAAGAATCAATGGCGAAGTTTAAAAAGTATTTTTCTTTCTTTGAAGAATCGGACATAGGCAAAAAGATAAAGAGTACTATATCTGCTGTTCAAGATGCCTTCACGAATTTCTTACCTAATCTTAAAGAAAGTTTTTCTGGATTTGGTAAAGAGGGGGTGATTGGAAAAATCTTTACTGCTGTCAAAGACTTCTTCTCAGGTATGGGTTCATACTTTGATAATTTCGCTAAAGTTTTTAAAGTTGTTGGTAAAGTTGTAGCAAAGATTGCCTATCCCCTTGGAATTATTATGGGTATCTGGGATACAATCCAAGGTGCTATCGAGGGATATGACACTGGTGGCATACTAGGTGCAATCAAAGGTGGTATCACTGGTTTGATTAATGGTGTATTCTTGTCATTCTTTGATCTGATTAAAGACGGAATTTCTTGGATCTTAGAAGCAGTAGGATTTAAAGATGCAGCTAAATTTTTAGACTCGTTCTCATTTCAAGATTTATTTAAAGGGTTAATGGACGCACTGTTTAGTCCAATTGAAACACTTAAAAAAGCATTCGAAGGATTAGACTTTAAAGCATTAATATTTGATCCGTTGTCAAAAGCATGGACATTTTTAAACGAATCTCTTGGTGGTATACCGCAAAAGATTGTTGATAATATTAAATTGTATATTATCGATCCATTAGCAAATGCGTTTGCTCCAGTGACTAAAATGTTTAGTGATATGGCATCAAAGGTAATCGGATTCTTTAAAGACTTTTCTATTCCTGGAGTTTCAATTAAGATTCCATTTAAAGAAGAACCATTAAAAATTGGACCATGGTATCCATTTAGAGGTGATGCAAAATCTGAGGGTGGTGGAGATGCAGCTAAACCTGCAGCTGTAAGTGGTGACGCTAAAAATGCTACACCAGTTGCCGCAAGCGAAACTAATAAAGTTTCTACAGTCAAACCAGCAGATGCATCAACTGTTACTAATGCATCTAAAACAAACGCTGAGACTGCTTTAAATAGAGCACAAACTGTTCCAAGTAGTAATACTGTTGTCAATGCTCCAAACAATGTCATGAATAAAACTACTCAAATCTCGAGACCACCTATTCGTAACACAGAACCTTCAGTATCTTCATACCTTAGAAGTAGATTGATTACATAAAAAAAGGGATCTTTACGATCCCTTTTTAATTTCTATTCTAAAGAATTAATCTTCTTTAGCAATCTTTTCGAAGTATGACATTACATCGTCATCGTCTTCTTCCATTGCCTTTGGTGCTGGCGCAGGTTTAGAAGCAATCTTTGGTGCTTGTGCTACTGGACGATCTTCATCTTCAGCGATCTGTGCAGCAGACTTGCTAGCAAAAGAATCACCAGATAAAACCTCATTGAGTTTCTTCTTTAACTCATCATAAGACTTGAAGTTCTTACGATCTGTAAACTCAGCCAATTTGACTTGAGCAGAAGCGATCTTAACGATCTCATCATCAGAACCAATTGCATGTGGTTCCATAAATGCAGACTCATCATAGTTTGCGTAACCATCTTTCTTACGCATACGAAGTTTAAAGTTTGCACCTTCCCAGAAGTCGAACACATTGACTGGCTTCTCATCTTCAAAGGTTGGACGAGCCTTGTCCATAATCTTATCAAAGATTTTCTTACCAAACTTCCACAAGAACACTTTACCTTCATTCTCAGGATGCTTAGGATCTGATACAATCAGAATGTTAGCAGTGAATGAAAGACGACGCTTTTGTTTACGAGCAATCTCTTTGTTTGCTTCAGAACCAGAGTTCCAAAGTTGAGTGTTCAATTCACCGACTGGATCATTTTCACCAAGAGTTGTTAGGGAGTTTTCGATATACCATTTTCCAGTTGGACCTTGGAAGCCATGAGAAAAGATA